CAATCCAGTTGGTGGTGCAGGTTTCCCGGCAACTAACGCTAACACATACGGTGTAGTTGGTGGTAATACAGCAATCGTTGGTAAACAAGTTTTAACACGTGTTGCTATTGGTATCAATGGTACAGGTACATTATACACACCAGTAGCGGTTAACACTAGTACTGTTGTAGTAGGTGTAGGTACTGATTTAGCTAACTTAACAACTGGTGCCGCACTTCAAGTTGGTGTTGCTAACATTAATGGTAGTACTGATTATGTTAATCTAGGTTTTGCAAGTGCAACAAAAGGTGATGTTAGTGTTGCAGTAGCAAATACTACAGTATCGGGTAATGTTATTGGTACATCCGGTAATGCCCAGACTCTAATAGCAGATATGCCAATAACATTTGACGCAAGTTTTGGCGGCCTAACAGCAGGCACAACATATTTCGTTAAGACTATTGCTAACGCTGCCGCGTTCACCGTGTCAACATCACAAGGTGGATCCCCGCAAGTTCTTACTGCTAACGCAAGTGTAACTGGTAACGCAATAATGAATCGTGTTGCATTAACTGCTAATGCAAATGTTGTAGCAAGTAATGCCGCATATGTTTATGCAAATGACGAAGCAGGTTTCATTGTACGTCAAAAAGGTAAAACAAAGTATTTGGTAACAGGTGGCACAACAGGTTTAACAGCACAATGTTTTACTGCAAATGTAGCTAATACAGCATTAACACCAAACACAATGAACATCTTGTCTACTGATGTAGCCTCTGCTACAGCATATGTTTCAAGTATTAATGACTATAACTCTGAAGTGTTCCCAACGCAAGTTGCAGCCGGATCAATATCAGCAGGTACAGTTTATACAATTTACTTTGCTGGTACAACAAATTGGACAGCAATTGGTGCAATGGCTAATATGACAGGTATTACATTCACTGCTACTGCTTCAGGATCTGGTACTGGTACTGCTGTTGCGTATAGTGTTAACCCTGATGTTATTGCTACATTCAATACTGCGTTTGCCGCTAATGCTGCTAACGGTCAGCCTAACCCAATCGTAGTTATTGCTAGTGCTTAATGATTATGGCAACTAGTAGGACAATCAAAATGCCAAAAACTGAAACCGATATAGCAGTTCTTCAGGTAGAGGTTCAAAACATCACTGATGATATTCGTGAAATAAAAACGGATATCAGAGATATCCACGTTGAAATGGTTAAAAACAACGATGATACTAGAGTGATGTTAAAGGGTATGAAGGATGCTAGTTCAAATGCACATCAAGCAATGTCAGAAAAAATCTCCGCATTAGAAAAGTGGCGATGGATGATGATGGGAGCAGGTGTTGTAATAGGATCATTAGGATTCGATACTATAGCAAAATTGCTAAAATAAAAAAACGGTCTTAGGACCGTTTTTTTGTAAGTGCTTTTAATTTCTTTTGCACAACATCAAAATTCACTGTGCTAAACAATCCAGGATGTAATGGTTTGGGATATTGATTATCACCTACCCAGGCATAACCACAATGTTCATAATTTAATACTGGTATGAATTCTTCATCTATAGCACAAAAGAATGTATGATATGTAAATGTATTGTTCACAAATTTTTGTATTGGTACTAGTTTTGGATTTTCTGGGAAGTATCCAATTTCTTCAGTACATTCTCTATTAATTCCTACAAGTAATGTTTCACCATTCTCAATCTTGCCACCTGGTATTCCCCAGTTGCCCGGATTTTTATTGTCCGTTCTAAGTAGATATAAAAATCGTTGTGTATTTTTAGCGTAAAAGAACACGCCTGCTGAAATATTATTCATATGCTAAGACATTATAGCATAAAGTAAATTAGATTACAATACTATAATCACCCTGATCGTACCAGCCTTCCCACGATTTCATCCAAGCATCTTCTGTATTAACATAACGATACTGTATGCTGGTTGTTAAATTGGTAACATATTCTACTGTAGTAGCTTGGGCACTATCAAATGATACAAACCATTCTCCCATAGAACTATCATATTCAATAATGTCATTAGCATATGCTACAACATTACCCCATGCAATAGTTGTATCACCCTCACTACCGATGTTATCTACAATAAGATATCTTATTCCATTTTCTGCGGCAGGTAACCCTGCATTTGGTCCTGTGACTAATGGGTTAATCACGCTGTCTACAGGATCCAATGTATTTTGAGGCAGGGTATCCGGGTCAATGTCATATATCAATAATCTATCATCTACTGGATCGGGAACTATTGTACCCACAATCTCAGTATCCATAAACGGATTCTGTAACCATATCTGACTAATGCCAGGCCTAATTGTACCATATACATTTAATAGACTTGACCAATACAAACTTGTATTAGGGTTAGGTGGTAAATCTAAATCTTCATTACTTGGATAGAAATCTTGATTAGCTGGCAATAATTGTAAACTATTACCTATCAATAACAGCTTGTACCCGTAAGGTGTAATCTTCTGCCTAGTGCCTAATAACAAATCATCATTTTGTATATCATCTAATGCTTTACCAGAGAAGATACTAGCAATAATCTTTTCAATAACACCCATCTTTTTGAGTTTAGCCGCATTACTAATCCATATAGGCATATAGAATTTCCAACTTAATACGTCAATAGGATTACCAGATCCTTGTGGAATAGTTCTACTACTAAATGTTAATCCATCTTGATACACAACTGATAATGAAGTCCAATCAATAAAGTTATCGGTAGATTGAATTTCTAATGAAGGATTAAATAGTGTACCTAATTGTTCAATCAATTCTAATTTTTGATTATAATTGGTTGTCCATAAATCTACACTCATACGCAATGTATAGGGTACAGGCATTAATCTTTCAACAGTAAATGCTTGTCCTTGTACTGTTTCATATTGCTGTGTTTCGGCATTATAACTACGTTGACGAACTTGAATCTTATCAATAAATGTAGGATCTTGTGTTCTCTTTTGGTCGTATTCTAAAGCAGTAATATAATATGTTATGAGCGGAGCACTAGGTAAATTACTAGCACTGTTGTTAGCAATGATTGTAGCCGCTTGTCTACTACTATCACCATACATAACCGGTACACGAACAAGTATCTCATTGCCTGCAGGATCTTTACCTTTAGTAACATACCAATTACTAAATATTTTTCCAAATTGAATTAGAAATCTACGTACCTGATTATCATAAAAGAAAGCTGCCATATATTATATCACCGGTGGTATTGGATCTGGGGCTATTGTCAAAATAGTTGATAGAGCCTGTTTCTGTGGTATCTCAGTACCATCAGTTGTTATTGTAACGTTACTGTTATTTATGAAACTAGATTGTTGTGACAAATCTGTTTCAGTGAATCCTGTTGGTGTTCTGACGTTTTTAGATATGCGAACCCATAATCTACCATCCCAACGATAGAGAATTTGAGGTAGATAATCTGTTCGTAAGAAATATGCACCTACTTGTGGATTTTGCGGGAAACTAATACCTGCTCCTGTTGGGAATCCATTTGGTGCTTCGCCAGTTCCATCTAAGTAACCAGTAGTATAGCCAAAACTTCTTGGACTACTACGTGCAATGAATTGGAATCTTGGATCAGCATCTGCACGATAGTCCATAGTATTTGGACCATATGGTTCTGTACCAGTAAAGTTTGGTGCTACTGGATTCTGATCGGCAAACGCATATGTATTATCTGCAGTACCATATGGTCCTGTAATAGGTCCTGTTGGTAATGCAGTTAATACAATCTCACCTTCAACTGCACCTGAACCGTTACCAATTAGTATTGGTGCAATAGTAGCAGTTTCTAAATTAATTTGTCGTGCAGGTTGTAAAGGATCAACTAATATGTTTTCTGACATATCCCATATACTTTGAATAGTTGCTTTAGATATACGTAATATAGGACTTGCGTTTTTGTAAGCAGGACTACGAACTATTGATACGACACCTGTAGCAACAACAGGAGCACCATTGTTATTGGCAACAACATTTATAGGAGGAGCAGGTTGATTATATTTACCTGATAATTCAGTATCACTTTCATATTCACCGTAAGTAGGTACAATATATAAATTATTTCTATCGTAACCTGCTTTAGGAACTAATCTACTTGCTTCATCTAATATAGCATTATTGATTTGTAAGTTTTTATTATATGTAGCAAGTATATCTTTAAGATTCTGATTAGGATCAAGTTCCCAATATACTGTATTAGGGGGTACGATTCCAATTGGTACTTCTTGTTTAGATAGATAATTCTTATCACCAAATGTAATAGTATAACCAGCTGGATATGTTCTAGTAGCATCCCATAATCCAAGATAATTATCCTGATCAATTGGCTCAGATAATATCTGACTAAATTCTTCACTATCAACTAATGGTTCACATTTAATACGCCATAAATGCGGATACCATGTAGGACTAAATCCCTCACTAGCAAAATTACCATCAGTTATTTGATAAAATCTTTTTAATGCTACTGGTATAGTTTCTTTTAATGGATTATAATCTAGTAAGTGAGGTAATTCTAATACATCACCTACCATTAACTTACGACCAATTAAATCAATCATATCGTTATAATGAATAGTAATAAAGATAATATCGTTATTTAAGAATAAACCAAATTGGCTTAAATCAAAGTCTAAATTCTGTACATTATAATGTCCACGTAATCTATAAATATTAGGATCATATGTTCTATCTCTATTCTCTAAAAATAGTAAATCCTGTATATTAGTAGGATCTAATGAGTCATATTGAGGTTGTGTATAATCAATACTTGCACCCTGATCTGTAGGACCTAAGTATTTGTGAATATATAAATCTGTGGAGCCAACAGTAAACATCTCTGATATTGTTCTATCAAAGAATCGATAATCGTTTGATTTTGTTGGGTGATATAGTGATAATCTAGGCATATCTATTATTTATCGTTTATAGTCGGTTCATTAAATAGAATTAGAAAATGGGTCAACTTAAAGGTTGACAACAAATGGAACATCTGCTATAATACATGAATGCGCTATAAATTTAGGAGAAACTAATGGCAACACGTAAACCCGCAAGTAAAATCATTAAAGCTAGTGATTATTCACAGGTTAAGACACTTAACCCCAGAGACCCGGACACTGAATATTTAGGCCCTGAACCTATGTTTGCCGTACAACCCGATGAAGATAGACGTAGAGTCGCACTTATGCGTAGTTTCACATGGTATGGAAGATTCTATGGTAAGAAAGATGCTAAAGAATTCTTATCACAATACTTAGACCTACGTGAACGCCCGCAAGAGGCTAAAATCATGCGTAAGATTGATGAGAAAGAATGTATCAATACTCTAGCTTGGTTAGCACGTATGGAATTGCGTGGACTAGAACTATCTGAAACAGAATCAAACACATTACAAAATGAAATAAAACGTTTATTGGAAACAGTAAACAAACCTGAAGTTATTGAAATAGTGGTAGAGGCACCAACAAGACCTAACATTCAAGACATTTTAAAAGATAAAGCACGTGAAGCTGGTGGTGAACTTGAAGGATTGTTTGATGAATACATTACATCAGGTGCTGGATCAAAGCATACACTAAGACCAATAGATGAAGTGGCTAAAAAGAATGTAATGCCACAACATATCAGTTTGTTAACCGATGTATGGAAAAAGAAACTGAATGAAATTGAAGAAGCATTGAAAGGTACTGATAGTCAATTAGTACAAGGCTATCAACATCTAACTAAAACACAATTGAAAAACATTGTTAAGTTTATTGAATTGGTTATTAGTGATTTGAACAGTTACATTAGTGTTAAGAAAGCCGCTAAAGCTCCTAGGGCACGTAAAGCAGTACCAGTAGAGAAAATTGTAGCAAAACTTAAGTATCTTAAAACGTTTAAAGATACTGCAAACAAACTTGATTTAATGAGTATCAGTCCAATCAAGCTTCACGGAAGTTCCGAAGCATGGGTATACGACACTGCCAAACGTAAGTTACATCATTACATTGCCGATGACTATAGCAAAACCTTTACAGTTAAAGGTAGTACGTTGTTAGGATTTGATACAGCACAGAGTGAAGTAAAAACATTACGTAAACCTAGTGAGCAGATTAAAGAAGTTATGGGTAGTAAGCCAGCCGCTCGTAAGTATTTTAAAGATATTAAAGCAGTATCTACTACACCTAATGGTCGATTTAATGATGCAATGATTATTTTGAAGGCGTGGTAATATGAATAACACTGAAGCTAGAATGAGAGAACTAATGATTCTAATTGATAAGTCATTAATGTTAACTGATAATGATACCGAAAGGCTTATGTTAGCCTGTGCAATGATGCAAAGAACAAATGAGATTTTTGAACAGAGTCTCGGAGAAGAAGGTAGAAAATTAATGTATAAGGATTATGTATGAATATTGATTTAAACAAATACAAAGATTTTGTAGAAGCAGTAACAAGCAAAGCAAGCAATG